TATTCTCATTAATTAAATGTTGTGCGGAATAATCACCCATTATTTTACCCCTAAAGCATTAACTAATTTCTTAGAATTTTCACCATTTACAGTACGCTTAACAATTGCATAATAATTATTAGGCTGTTTTCTTTGATAACTTAGCCGTTTATTCTCAGCAAGTTCCCTTTGTAGAAACACATCTAATATTCTCTCATCTTTATCTTCTTTGGCACATTCTAATATAATATAGACATGTAATTTCATAACTAATTCTCCTAATCTTTAATATTTAAGTTATCGCATAATTGCAAAAAAGTAGCTTTTGTAACATACATTAAATTTGTATCCGAATAAATTTTTATTTTTAATGGCTTTAAACACGGTAGTTGATCTTGAAACTCTTTTAAGTATTGTGGGAAAAATTTATTAGCTTCATCTAAAGTAATCCTTGTATCCAATTCCTTTATAATATTTTCTGTTTCAACATCTTTATCTAAACCATATTTCCTACATATTAAATTTTCAATCTTACGCTCAATTATTTTATAATCAGGCAATAAATGTTTTAAGCCGCTAACAATATCTCCTAAATAAGCTTCAGCAGCATCGTGCATTAATATATTTTTTTGTACTTCCTGTGATAATCCATTAGATACCGCATAATAATGTAATAATATACAATGCTGAGCAACACTATAATGTGTGTCAAAATCTAATGCTCCTCCATATCTGCAAATACGAGTTAAATGATGTGCAATGTCTTCTATCTTTATTTGATTCATTGTTATATTAGTAAGATCAATTTTTACACCAGAATTAGTAATAAAATATTTATGATCTTCTGCGGTATTAAAATAAGTAATTATTTCTGATTTAATATAAAAATCATCAATTTCTTCTTTTAATAAAACATCCATATAAACACGAGCATGATCTAAGCTATCTGCATTTTTAACTACCGCAGAATATGGGTAATCGCCAATAGCTATACCATTCCATTTTTTATAAATATTTTGAATATACTTAACTATTATCTGCATTTTTATTTCCATCATTTGCCAATAAAAGCAATGCTCCAAATAATTTAATATTTGCACAATTATTACAAGTCACTATAGCTAATGGCGCATGTGACTGTCCTCCAACATCCCCTAAAGCATATAAAGTATCCATCATTATCCAATTATTATTAGCACAAACTTCACATACTTTATTTTTCCATTTAGCATCAATAATACTTTTAACTAAATCAATATTCTCTTTCTTTAAATATGGCGGTATAGTATATTGTGGCGCATCTGCAGCAGGCAATACTTCTACTTCTGATTCAACTACTTTCTTTTTTCTAGGCATTTTATAATCCTTCCATTAAAAATGTTTTAATTACTTCTAATATTCCTAATATCTCAAATATAGAGACATCAGAATTAGTTTCTTGAGTCATTCTTAAAGTATCTTCACTATCTAACCAAAAAGCAAAACTATAAATTATTTCTTCTTTTGTAGATTTTAAAATAGTGTTTTTTACATTATCTAGTATCTCCTCATTTGAAATATTTTTTTTATTTTCTTTCAATTCAACAATATTGATTATTTTATCTTTATCTTTATTTTTAGTCATTTTATTAATTCCTTGTTAGATTCCTTCAATATTCGCCATATTGCAACGGTAGATAACTTAAATTTATTAGATAGCCAGCCATTAGTTTTCCCTGCATTAGAATAATTAACAATTATTTTATTTCGTTTTTCTTTTTCTTCTAAACTTTCCCTTTTCTTAGGACAGTATATTTGCATAAAACTATCAGAAAAAAATATATTTTCTGTTTGTAATAAAGGCTCCAACAATGCTGCTATTTCATTTAAATTATCTTCTTCTAAAATAGGAATATAGAAAGCTATATCTATTTTTTTCAAATCACAAACATACACATAACTTATAAATTTACTGATATACTGTTTAATGACATTAATAGGCAATATATTAAAATATCTATCTTTAATAGGTATCGCATATAAATCATTTTGAATACCTGCGCTTTGTCCTAAAATAGCTCCTTTACTGATTTCAGTATTAGTATACTGTCCCGCTAAATTACTCCAAAACACAAATATTTTTTTCATTTTACACTCACCTTATTTATCTTTCTTAAGTTTTGTCTTGAATATATATGTAAAAACCCAGGTTCATGCTCAACCACATATCTTGTATTTCCTTTTTTATTAAAAAATACCGCCCTTACTTCTCCTTGTAATTGATAATCTCCTGTGTATTTTTCTACTAAATCACCTATCTTTAAATCATATATAACTATAGATGTTTTATTTCTTTTTAAGTATTGAAATACATCATCAATAAAAAGTATTATTGCAGTTCCTAAAGCACTTATACAAAAAAATATAAGAAATATACCCATGATTTATTGCCTTTATATAAAACAGTATTAATAAATATTTTAATAGGATTGTTATCGACAACTTCATACTTATGGTCAATAACATCATCTAAGAAATTAAATAAATCTTCAATATTTAAATCATCAGGAAAGATATGATTAATTTCTTTAATATAACTATTATTTCTATCAATATGATTTGTTCTCATATCAATCCATTCTGAGATATGCATTTTTTGTCTATGATCTTCATTAATAAGATCTACTTCTATCATAGGAAAATTATTGTAACTATTGATTGAATAGTTACATAAAGTAAAAGTACTCATGATTTCTCACAAATAAAATGTCTTAATTAATATTATACTCAATACTAATTAATATTTTTGAAAATATTAGTAGTTTATTGTTAAGAAACAGTAAAATACTTAATTATCTTTAGATTTTAACCGATTTGACATATCAGATCCTTGAACATTAATGTTCCATCCATCATTAAATCTTATTATTTCATTACTAGTTAAATAAGGAAAAACATATTTACTAACCAATGTATTAAACATATTGTTATACGCTGCACTATCCTCTAAGCATTTTAAATATGCATCTTGGCCTCTATCTTTATATCCTTTGTAATATAAACATAATTGATTCATAGTTATGTTTTCCCCTGTCTTAGGATCTTGAACTGCAGGTATATGAAACAACAATAAAACATTAGGTTGAATATAAATATGTTTACCTAACATAGCAATAAATGCATGTGCTGAAAATACATTCCCTTCAACTATTGTATCAACCTCAGCTTTACTTTCTTGTATTGCATTAGCTAAATGTACAACTGTACTCACATCTCCACCATATCCAGATAAATGAATATTGATTACTGTATTTTTAGGAGATTCAACTATTAATTTATATAGTCCTAAATAATTAGAATCATCTTCTATTGTGTCGGTTAAATAAACATTACATATATTGTGAGCACAAGAATATTCATAATATTTAGCATATTTTTGAATAACTGCATTTGAAGGTTTTATTTGTTGCCCCCAAACTATACCAAATGCTATTATCATAAATAAAATAACAATTTTACATAATTGACTTGTTGCTTCTAATATATTCATATTTCATTCTCTAATTGATTAAAATAAGGAGTTATGTCCAAACCAGTATAGTTATATTTAGGTTTATGTGTAATTGGATTAGGAGTAATATATGCAATCTTACCGGTTGATTGATAATTACCGTTAAGATAAATTAAACCTTCTGCTTTTCTTCTATTCTGTAATCCTTTAATGACTTTACCATTGTCGGTATCCCACCATGACATTGCTTCTACAACTCTTTGTGGTGTATCCCCATTGTTGATACGCTTCATAAATGTACTGCCTTTCATACCTCCAATACCGATATTATAAGTAATAGATAATAAAGCATTAAATTGATTCTGAGTTACATTTACTTTAAGTGCATTATTTATTGCTGCTTCATATTTTTGACATGCTTTAACAAATAGCTTTACACAATCATATGTGCTAATTTCCCTATCCCATGGCCAGTGATATAAATCAGCTATTTCACTGGTAGTCATCCCTATTCCAATAGTTCTAACTCCACCAGAATCTAAATATATTTTATTGGATAATGCTTCATAAGAACATATCTCAATGTATCCTTTAGTATTTGCTGAATTAGTATTTAGAACATATAAAGACGAATCTTCAATTATAGGTAATTGATAACTGTCAACTACATGATTAGATGGTGTATTTTCTTGTAAAGATGTGGTATTAAAATCAAATGAATTTATTATCTGGTCATGCCATTCATTAGACATCATAACATTCATAGCTCTTAGTATATTTAATAAATACATAATAATATAAATATATACAAATATCAATGCTTAATATATTACAAATATGTAAAGTATAGGTATATCTTTACATTAATATTACACAATAATATGTATAATTACTGTACATATTGTTTAAATATACTATAATATAAGTAAGAGAACAATTTGGAGAATATCATGTACACACCCTCACAAGCATTATTAACATACGGTTTATACGGAATGTCAGTTAAAAACTTAGATATCAATGAAATAATCCCACTTCCATATAATCATAATCAGATTAAAGAGTCTGTATGTAGTTATAGACATTATCAGCCAAATAATATTAATTCAATAGTAAAGTATGAAGATTATCGGGATGAATAAATATTTATTATTTAGTGGAGAAATAATTATGAACAATTTCAGAATAGAAATAATTGCTAATTTAATTTTTTTGTTAGAGATTACTAAAACTAAAAAGCTAACTCAAATAGAGGTAGATTCATACTTAAATGAACTATGGTGTTAGGATAGGATATTTAAATGCCCGTTAAGGCATCTTACATTAACGAGGTTAAACGATCTAGGGTAAGGTAGTACGATAGTAGTGGGTAGGGCAGTAAAATGGCTGTAAACGTTTAAATTTGAGTTCGGTAATAAATTTAATAACAATAGGACGTTATTAGGATGTTAAGTATATATTAATAATATTTGTTAGATAATCTTGTTATTTATTTATATTATTATTTATATATTTAATATTATATTATTATTTATATATTTAATATTATATATTATTTATTATTATATTATTTATAATATATATTAATATAATATATTATATATTTATATATAATATTATTAATTATACTAGATATGTATTGTTGTTATTATTTATTTATATTATTATTTACTTATGTAGGAGTTAATTATGAATAATAAAATATATGTAGATATGCAACAAGTTATTGGATCTTTAGCAATTGATTATAATATACCCCATATGGAATATGAAGATCTTATAACTCTTGGGGTATATGCTGTAAGAGTGTATAATTTAGAGCAATTTGCTAAGCAAATACCATTTGCTGATTTATGTGAATATATTACTGGGTTTATTAAAACTCCTTTTGGAAATAAAATATTAAAACAATTACAAAATCAATAATATGTGTTATACTAAATTTGTTAATAGTTTGAGGATAATGTTATGTTAACTGTATTCTTAGTTGTATTAGTAGCAATAGTTGTTTATGCATTAGGGCCTAAATTTGATGGACAACCAGCACTTGATTTATGGAATTTGTTAGTTGCTAAGATTAAAAATATGTTGGGAATGCAATAATGGTTGAAGTTATAGTTGCTTTAGTTATTGGGTTTATAGTTGGGTATTTAGCGTTTAGAAAGAACAATCAACAACAAATAAATGCCTATAATGCTCAACTACAAACATATATGCAAAATCAACAAACTAATGTACCAGCACCATTAAGTTTTCAACAAAGATTAATGTTGCAGCGACAATATTTTCAAAATCAATATGGAATGGATAATGTGATGATACCTAATGCTATCAACATGAATAATAATTCAATATGTCCATGTCAAGTATGTGGTAGTATGTCTCCTACAGTGCCTTACAATTCATTTGTAGGCAATGTTCCCAATCCCATGGTACAATCAGATAATCCAATAAATACCCAGCAATAGGAGCAAGATATGTGGGCTGCATTAATACCTATTTTATCGTCCATACTTCCATCATTATTTAGCAGCAATAGTTTAATAGGGCAGTTCTTTCAGAATAAAGCTTTACAGATTGAAGCAGCGCAGATGTTAGCCATACAAGTGGAAAGGGATAAGCTACAGATGTCTATGAGTGTTGCACAAGCAGCAATGGAGAGCGAACGTAATAAGCTTAATGCCACAAGTCAATCGTTTAAGGCACTGTCGTTTATATTGTTGAACATACCAATAATTCTCACATGTATGAACAAGGAATGGGGCGCATTTATATGGGCTAATTTAGGATTAGTACCGGTATGGTATGCTCAACTGTATGTGTCAGTAGTGTTCGTCATATGGGGATTACCAGTAGTTAGCAATGCTACAGGGACAATATTTAATGCAATACAGGATATGTGGAATATACGAAATGACGGTAAAGTAGCAAAATATCAAGCAATTGCTCAAGCTAATAATCAGAATATTGAAGATGTAAAACGTCATTTATTTGATGTAGTCAAAACAACATTAGGAGTGAAAGGATATACTCAAGCACAGGTAGATGCAATCAATCAAGCAGCTGATGCTTTAGCAGCATCTGATAACAAGTAGCTGATGCTTTAGCAGCATCTGATAACAAGTAGCAGACGCCTTGGCGGCGTCAGATAACAAGTAGTGATGGTCAATAAATGTGTTGTGTGTATAATATGTGTGTAGAGTGTAGAAAATGGAGGGTGTTTCTAGATCTCACTCCACTACAATTACGGTAATTGCTAGCCTAATATGCATAACATGTGAGATAATACAAGAATATTTACAATTGCTTTACAATATTATATCACATTTACTTTACGGTTTCTTAACAATATGGTACAAATAAATTAAGGGGGCCTATGCCATTAGGAAATTTAAGCGCCATTAGCTCGTGTCTCAGCTTAGATAATAGCATAGCATATAGGGTAGTATGTCCTAGACTGAGATCGTTGATTGTAGATAGTCTCAGCTAGCTTAATAGGCATGTAATAGTTCTACCGAAGGGTAGATACTATACTTTGGGGGTAAATTGAATTACAATTAGTGGGGGTAGGCAAAAAGTAGTGGTTTGGCGGTTTATCAGCGGTACCCCCTCACCAAATATCTATCCTACTAGGTACTTATTTTGTACAGAAATTGAACATTAATAAAAAGAAACTGAGGACATAACTTTAACTATTGTATTTTATATTATTTTTCAATAACTTAAGGGGTCTATCATGGCTAAAGTACCGATGAATAAAAAAGGAAAAGCACCTGCTGGCAAAGCTAAAGGTAAGTCTAAAAAATGTTAAGGAGAGGAGAATGTTTATGTCTCCTGATAATGGTGATTTTGAACTAATAAAACAAATGATAAAGGATTTCTTAATTGTGTTTATTTATCCTGTGATCGTATTTCTGATGAAGAGAGTTTCAATGAAGAACGATAAAATACAAAAGATGATTGATGACCATAGTGTAAGAATTGTTGCCGTAACCGAGTCTCAAGTTAGAGAAGTTAAAGACGACATAAAAGAAATAAAAGACAGCATAGATAAATTGCCTGAAAGAATTAAAACAGACATAAAGGATATTTTAAGCAATGGCAAAAAATAAAGATATTATTTTGCAAGAAAAAGAAGAATCCCCCGTAACTCAAGTTACAAATGAAATCCTTAGATTCATAGGGCGACCTACTGAATATTCCCCTGATGCTTGTAATAAAATTGTAGAGGCCGCAGCTAAAGGAGCGCATACTGCAGGAATGATATTGGCAGCAGGAGCTAAAAGTAGAACAACCTACTATAACTGGCAAAAAGATTATCCTGAGTTTAAAGAAGCTGTAGAACTAGCAAATTTAGTTAGCCAAGCTTATTATGAAAATCCAGATGTAATTAAAAACATCCCTACAACTTCATGGGCAATTATTATGAATAATAAGTTTCCTGAAGATTATAGTAGGACAGGGCAAACAACAACTTCAAATACTACGAACATAAATTTCAATACATTAAATCTTACAGACTCACAAAAGATAAACAGAATAAAAGGATTATTAGAAAAATTAAATACAGCAGGAAAAGACTTAGGTCAGTATCAAGACGCAGAGATTATATACAATGGAGAATAAAGATCTTGATGAGTTATTAGAACTTCTTCAAACAGAAGAAAGCAAGATTAAATATAATCGAATCTCGACTATTTTCCCTGATAATGGACCATATAGAAGAGAGTTATATGCGGCACATATTAAATTTATTAATGCATCCGCACATTACAACCAATTAGCGTTTATTGCTGCAAATAGGGTAGGTAAGACAGAGACAGGAGCATATATTATGACCTGTCATTTAACCGGTATTTATCCTGATTGGTGGGAAGGTAAAAAGTTTCTCAATCCGGTTAAAGCATGGGCGGCGGGTAAAACAACATCAAAAACTAAAGAAATCTTACAATCAGCTTTATTGGGAGATGATGATACAGATTTCGGTACGGGAATGATTCCTAAACATTTACTTGTTGGTACGCCTACTAAAAAACAAGGGGCTGCTAATTGTGTTGATATTGTTAAAGTAAGACATGTTAGTGGCGGCACCAGTACTTTAGCATTTAAATCATATGAGCAAGGAAGAGGGGGTTTTGAAGGAACTAAGATTCAAGTTATATGGTTAGATGAAGAGCCAGAAGATGAAAGTATATATAGTGAGTGTTTAATTCGTATAACAGACAGACATAGTCCCGGGGAAATACGCTGTACGTTTACTCCTTTATACGGTCTAACAGGAGTCGCATTACAGTTCTTGCCAGATTTATACGCAACTAGGGATGGATCAGTAAGAACAGATCCTCATAAGTTTGCAACTCAAACTACATGGGATGATGTACCGCATTTATCAAAAGAACAAAAAGAAGAGATGTATAAAGGTAGTCTTCCACATGAAAGAGAAGCCAGAAGTAAAGGTATTCCATCATTAGGGGCTGGGGCGGTATATCCAGTAATGTGGGATGATATTATAATTACTCCTATTCCAATATTGCCTTGGTGGCCTAAAGTATTTGGATTTGATACCGGTTGGGAAGTAAATGCAGCGGTATGGGTTGCACAAAATCCTGATGATAATGTATTATATGTGTATTCTGAATATTATGCTGGACGAGAACATATTGCTGTACACACCCATGCACTTAAACAAAGAGGGGCTTGGATTACAGGAGCCGCAGATGCTATGGCAGTTAATCAATCAGATGGGTCTAAAATGATTGAATTGTATATAAATGAAGGATTAAATTTAGTTAAAGCTAATAAACAGAATAGAGATTCCGGTATATTTAAAATATTACAATTATTAGAGACTGGGATGTTAAAAATATTTTCTACTTGCCCTAATTTAATAAGAGAATTACGAAGATATCATAGGGATGAAAAAGGAAAGATTGTTAAAAAGGATGACCATGCTCCTGATGCTTTACGATATGCAATTGATACTGGGCTAGAGTATTTAGATACTGAACCTAATAAATATTCTAATAATGCTGATGACTATGACGATTCTCAAAGAGATAAACATACGGGATATTAATTATGGCAAAATTAACGATTGATCAATTGCAAAAAGTAGATAATATCGCTGAATTATTAGATGACACAAAATTAGCTGAAATTTCTCAAGAAGTACTTGGGGGCTATAGAATCGATGATGAGAGTAGGCAAGATTGGTTAAATACGATCAATGAAGCAATAGATATTGCAATGCAGATCATGGATCATAAAGATTTTCCTTGGGATGGCTGCTCAAATATAAAATATCCTTTAATTACAGAAGCGGCTATTGAATACGCTTCTCAAACAATCCCAGAAATATTGCAAACTGATAGAATCGTAAAAATGAATGTGGTAGGAAGTGACCCTGATAATTCTAAATTTTTACGTGCAGAAAGAGTTTCAACATTTATATCTTATGATTTAACTTCACGGTCTCCTGATTGGGTTGATGGCACAGACAAGCTATTGCAAATATTGCCAGTAGTAGGAACAGTATTTAAGAAAACGTATTACAATGAACTAGAGCGTAGGATTTGTAGTGACCTGTGTAATCCAATGGATATTGTTATTAATGCTGGTGCGCAAAGTTTAGATGCGGCACGAAGAATAACACATAAATTAAAATTTTATAAAGACGATATTATTTCCAGACAAAGATTAGGTATTTATTTATCAAAGAAAAATAATGGAGATACTCTTGATGTTGATTGCTTAACTAGTAGTTTTTCTGAAGATCATAATCCTGAGAATAATAATATATCTTTTCAAGATAATGATGCTCCTTTAGAAATACTAGAACAACATTGTTATATTGATTTAGATGAAGATGGATATAAAGAGCCTTATATTGTAACAATTCATAAAGATTCGGGCCAAATATTTAGAATTAAAGCACGTTTTAAAAATGTTGAACTTAATGCTAAAAAGAAAATTATTCGTATTGGTGCTGATCAATCCTTCACAGACTATCATTTTATACGATCTTCCAACGGGTGTTTTTATTCAGTAGGATTTGGTAGCCTTTTGCTTCCTTTAAATAAAGCAATAAATTCATTATGTAATCAACTTATTGATAGTGGTACATTAAATAATACTCAAGGCGGATTATTAGGAAGTGGTATTCGTTTAAAAAATGGCGAATTAAAGTTTAAAATGGGCAGATGGCAGCATGTTAGTATGGCTGCTGGAGAAGAAATAAGTCGTAATGTTTTTCCTTGGCCAACAAAAGAACCTTCTCAGACATTGTTTCAATTATTAGGGCTAATGCTTAGAATTGGAAAAGATTTATCTTCTACAACAAAAGTAATGCAAGACCAACAGCCTTTGCAGAATGTTGCAAGTAATACTGTGAATCAATTAATAGAGCAAGGAAGTAAGGTTTTTGTGGCAATTAATAAACGACTATATAGAAGTTTACGTAAAGAATTTCAAAAAATATACTATTTAAACTCATTACATTTAACTAATGAAGAATATATGAATGTTCTTGACGATCCTTTAGCAAATAAAGATAAAGATTTTGAATTATCTGATTGCAATATTATGCCAGCAGCAGATCCAACGGTATCTACTGAAGCTCAGAGAATGTTTAAAGCTAATATTATTCATCAATTGTCAACAATTGACCATAGAGAGGCAGATAAATATACATTGCAATCAATGCAAATTGATCAAGCAGTAATTGATAAATTGATTCCTAAAGATAATGTTCCTGTTCCTCCTGAGCAACAAATTGCGCAAGCTAAAATACAGAAGATTCAAACTGATATTGCTAATATTTCTGCTCAAGCTACATTGAAAACTCATGAATTACAAATACAGCAAGCCAAACTACAGCAAGATATTAAGAATTCAGAGGCACAAATACAATATTACAGCGCATTAGTTTGGAAATTACAGCAAGATGCTTTACATAATATGAGAAAAGACAATACAACTGAAACTAAAATGCAAGCCCAAGAACAATTAAAATCTGTAGCAGAACAACATAAACAAATAATGGATCAACATGCGGCATCTTTAGAAGAAATTCGTTTAGCACATGAGATAATGAGTGCCCCAGCACCTTCTTCTATTATCCCAGAGGAGAATAAAAAATAAATGACTGAACAAAATAAAGAATTAAGCTTAGATATTAATGATTTTATTAATTGGAGAGATGATAAAGTTACTCAGTATTTTAAAAAATATGTCGAAGATGTTCGAGATGATACAATAAATGCTAGATTAAGTAGAGCATATATTGAAGATTCAGCAGGAGGGCAATTAAAATTAAACTATTTTCTTGGATATTCCGATGCTATAGAAAATATTTTAGAGTTTATAACATTTAATGTAGACAAAGATGGAGTAATAGATGAGACATAGACCTTTATTTAGTAAAGTAGTTGTACGATTAGATAAAATTGAAAGAAAGAAAGAAGAAGTTTCTGAGGGTGGTTTAATTTTAGCTATTAAATCTAATGAAGATTTAGAGTTAGAGCAAGAAGGAATGTGTTATGGTACTATTGTGGCAATGGGGCCGTATGTAGGTTACCGCAGAGGTGTTCCTTTAGAAGTAATATCTTCTCAAGTTAAACTAGGTAATAAAGTTTTATTATATAAACATGCCGGAAACTTGTTAGAAAGTGATGACGAGTACACATATAGAGCTGTAGAGGATTTAGATTTAGTGACAGTAATAGAAGAGGGGAGTTATGAGTTATGAGTGCTATAGAAAAAGAAACAGTTTTAGAAAATGAGATAAATGAACATGAAAATACTGTAGATACAGAAGATAATAAAGCTTATGAAGAACTTGCAAAATCATATGGTTGGAATTCTTCTGGGGTTCGTACTGCAAAAGAGTATATTTTATACGCTTTAGATAATCTTCCTAAAAAAAATGCGGCATTAGAGATAAAAAACAAAGTAATTGAAGATAAAGATAAAAAATTAGCAGAAATGGAAGTCATTTTAAATCAATTATCGATTGATGTCTCTAAACAAAAAGAACAAGCATATCAACAAGCATTAAATGACATTAAAATGCAACGAAATATGGCAATTTCCCAAGGAGATGCGGCATTAGTTGAACAACTTGATATGCGTCAAGAAAATATTAAACAAGAATTTCAAAATACCGATAAAGAAGCTAAAGATATGAAAGAACAAGCTTATAATAAGCTTTTAATTGATAACTTTAGAGAAGAAAATAACCAATGGATTTACGGGAAATCGGTAGATGAGCTTGAAATGCAAGCATATGCAAAGCAATTAGAGGCTGTAATGACTAGTCAAGGAATGGACTTAAAAGAACAACTTGATGCATTAAATCAAGCAATTCATAAAAAATATCATGATTATTTTGAAGAAAAAGAAGTAAAACCTGCAGTGGAAGGTGTGCAAGTTGAGAGAAATGTGATTACTAAAGGTAAAAAAACATATACAATCAATGATTTAAATGATGCGCAACGAATGGCTGCAAAATATTTAGCTGATAGAGGCACAATGACTGTAGAAAATTATATTAAAAAGTTAATAGAAACTGGAGATTTGGCATGAAAGATGATAGAATTATATCAGAAGTTGAAGACAGGGTGCCAGAAACAAGCACTAAGCGTAGAGCAAAATTAGTAGCAGAACGGATTCCTGTCTATAAACAACAAGCTTTAACATATCTTGAACAAGAACCAGGTTTTAAATATCGTTATGTAAATGATAGACCTGGCAGAATACAGAAGTTCCTTCGTGCAGGTTGGGAACTAGTCAAAGGTGACGTTGCAGATACTTATACTGGCAAAGGCCGGTCAGAAGCTTCTACACAAGGCTCACATATAGAAAGAATTACTAATCCTAATGGTCTTCATAAAAATGATATTTTAATGCGTATTCCATTAGATATTTATTTAGAAGATCAAAAAGAAAAAGAAAAACAATTAGATGCAAGTGAAGAAGATATTGATCCTACAGGGCAGTTACGACGAGCAAGGAAACTAAGTTCGAAGTTTAATAATACATAAATTTTGGGGTATAAATTATGGCTAATTCAAATGCGCCTTCAGGATTTTCACCAGTTAATGGTAATCCTCAAGTCCATATGTACTATAAAAGTGCGGCAGTACAATTAGGTATTGGAGATCCTGTAGTAAGAGCTGCGGACTCTGCAGATCCAAAAGGATATGCAGCTGTTACTCGTGCAACTACAGGTTCTTATGTTACAGGAGTAGTGGTAGGTATTGTAGTTGACTCTACAAGAACATATCCTTATTTAAAATCAGGTGATTCTGGGTATGTTTTAGTTGCAGATGGTCCTAACGAAGAATTTCATGTTCTTGATAATGGTGGAGCTTCTGGACTGGTTGTTACTCAAATAGGTCAACATATCAATAGTGTGGCTGCTATTGATTGTAATACAACATCAGGTCGTTCTAAATATGCACTTGATACCGAGGCAGTAGCTACTAACAATACTTGGCTTGTAGTACGTAAAGATGATAAACCAGGTAATGGCGTTGGAGCATATTGCAGATGGATCGTTAAACCTAACTTACATACAGAAGTTAATGCTGGTGTAGCTAATCTTAAAGAAATATAAGGTGGAGATATATTATGATTTTTACTAGTGGAACTGCCTTATCAGCATTGCGTCCTGGGGTGCATGAATGGTATGGTTTAGGATATAACCGTTATCCAGAACAATTTAGTCAAATATTTGAAATGCTTAAATCAGAAATGAATTACGAGCGTGATGTAAATATGTATGGACTAGGTGTTGCAAGAGTTAGACCTGAAGCAACTCAAACTGAATATGATTTTATGGGTGAAGGTTTTAGATTTGATTATATTCCAGTAGATTATTCTAATGGAATAAAAATATCTCATCAAGCGATTCGCGATAATTTATATATGAAGTTAGGTGAAGAGTTCACTAAAGAGTTGGGTAATAGCTTTAGAGAATGTAAAGAAATAGTCGCTGCTAGATTATTTAACAGCGCTTTCTCTAGTTCTATTACTTATGCAGATGGCTTACAACTTTGCTCTAGTGCACATTTACTTTCTGGAGGAGGTACTTTTGCAAATACTCCTAGTGTGGACTGTGATTTGTCCGAATTAGCTATAGAAAATGCTGTACAGCAAATTCAAGCATATACAGATGATCGTGGAAAATTACGTAGAGTTGTGCCTCAAATGCTTATTGTTCCCAGAGGAGAGCAATTTAATGCTAATAGAATACTAATGTCCAATTTGCGTTCTGGAACAGCAGAAAACGATATTAACGTTCTTAATGCTCAAAAAGTTTTCTCTAAAGGAATAATGGTTTATCAATATCTTACTGACGCTGACGCTTGGTTTATTCAAACTGATGCTGCTAAAGGTATGCGATATTTCCAAAGAGAGCCTTTACAAATTCAATCTGATGTTGAGTTTGATACTGATGCGATCAAAATTAAAGGATATGAAGCATATTCTGTAGGTTGTACTGATTTAATGGGTATTTGGGGAACTGCAGGAGCTTAGTTTATCGAACTAATTAAATTTTAAATTATTTTAACGCCATTGGTGTTAATTAGGAGATACTGTTAATGAAAATATCAAATTTTCCAAATGGGTTCAACAATGGGTTAATGGTTAGGGGTTTACCCCTAACTATGGCTCATCCTGGGCAAATATTTTGGGTTAATAACTCTGGGGTTCTGCCATATAATGGTGTTGGAGCTTCAAATAATAATGCAGGAACTTATCTAGCTCCTTTCTCTACTTTAAACTATGCAGTTACTCAATGTACAGCTTCTCGTGGTGATATAATAATGATTATGCCAGGACATGCTGAGACAATTTCTAGTGCTACTGCATTAGCTCTTAATAAAGCTGGAGTCGCTGTTGTTGGGTTAGGAAAAGGAACAACACGACCAACATTTACTTTAGATACTGCCACTACAACAACAATTGCTGTTAGTGCAGCTAATATTTCTATTGTTAATTGTTTGTTTAAAGCTAATTTTGCAGCTATTGTTGCTTTATTTACTTTATCAACAGCAAAATATTTTAATTTACAAGATTGTGATTTTGTAGATAATTCTTCTATTCTTAATTTTAAATGGATTGTTAACGTTGGTACTACTGCTAATGCTGCAGATGGATTAAGGATCGAAGATTGTAAAAGAATGGGGGCAGGAGCTACTAACGCCACTGCATTAGTTAATATGGCAGGAACTAATGATAACGTTGTTATAAAAAATAACTATGTTGCACATAACGCAACAACTGATGCTGGTTTAATGCCTATTGCTACAGGTAAAGTAGTTACTAACTTAGATGTTGATAATAATGTTATAAATTTAGTTGGTTCTGCTGGAGCTACTACAGGTATATTAATTACCACTGATGGAACTACTAATAGTGGTATTGTTAGACGTAATTTTGTTCAAAGCTTAGACGCTACTTCTGAGATATTAGTTACGGCATCTTCTGGACTTATTTATAGCCAAAATTACTATTCTGGAGCCGCTGATAAATCAGGATATTTACTACCTGCAGCTGATGCTTAATAGGGGTACCTTTAATGGCTAATACAATAACTCAAAGAACTTTATTGGGCGGGGGAACGGATAGGGATATCGTTCGCCTCATTCATATTATTTCTGATGGTTCAGAAGAAACAGATACTATTATTTTTGACAATAGCACTTTTTGTAATAATGTAACTAAAGGAGCCTTAATGTCTATAATGGCCTCTGGGGCATCAGCACTATTGCGTTTAGAATGGGATCAGACTACAGATAGTCCAATAATTGCCGTAGATCCTTCTCGGAACCCTAATTTTTGTTTTGAGGCTTTTGGAGGTATTAGTAATCCAGGAGCTACAGGAGCTACAGGAGATATTGTTCTCACAACTGCTAATTTAGACGCAGGAGACGAAGTGACTATAATCATAAAGGTCAAGCAATGAAATATTCTGTTTCTAAATCTACACCACGTAATATGCGTTATGCTATTTGTGATATTTGTGGATTTAGAAAACATATTAAAGAAATGACTAAAGTAACAGATATTTATAATAAAAATTATGGTTTATTAATATGTGATAGGCATTTACAACATAGTAAAACAAATCCACAACAAAAACCAAAAGTTATTAATGAAGTATTGGTTAAAAATTTAGATAAAATGCGCCCAGAGCCTTTAAATGATATCTATATAATAAATGATAATGATGATAGGCTGCCAAGTAAACCAAGTAATCCTAGAGTTAGGTCTGATCCTTTAGATGGATATGTTACTTTATATTGGGATGCTCCACAAGATCAAGGTTCATCTCCAATAACTGGGTATATTGTTGAAAGAGCTATCCCGCAAGATGTTGCATATGCTACATTGGAAGCTAATACAGAGACAAGTATTCCATCGTATATTGATACAACATTGTCAGATCCTGGTATCAGTGCTACTTATAGAGTAGCTGCTATAAATGGATTTGGACAAGGACCCTATTCTGATGAATTTTACTGGCCAACACAACTTAATTTATTACCTTCTGAGTATAGATATTTAGTAACTTCAGATACTAGTCTTATATTACAAACCGGTGATGGCGCATATATTATTGTAAAAGAGGTATAAGATGACTACTACAGTAGAGGCCGTTAAAGATTTAACTCCACTAGGAGCGGCTCAAGGAGGAGATAAACTAGTAGGTGAACGTATTGCGGGTACTACTGGATTAATAACCTTTCCTCAATCATTGTCAACTTCAAGTTCTCCTCAATTTGCTGCACTGTCTTTAAGTGGCGCATTAACATTAGGCACACCGTTGTCTATGACAAATGGCGGTATGAATGCCAGCCTAACAGCCTCTAATGGAGGTATTTTTTATAGCACTGGGTCTGCAGGAGCAATACTTTCTGGAACTGCTACTGCTAATCAGGCATTATTGTCTGGAAGTTCTGCTGCTCCTGCTTGGTCTACTGCCACGTATCCTGCAACTACAACTATAAATCAAGTATTATATAGCTCATCCGCTAATACAATTACAGGGCTAACTACCGGAAATAATGGAGTTTTAATTACTTCTGGAGCAGGCGTTCCTAGCATTAGTAGTACTTTACCATCTGCAGTACAAGGGAATATTACATCTACAGGTACAATTACTTCTGGAACATGGAATGGATCACTAATTACTGGAATATATGGTGGTACAGGAGTAAATAATGGCGCTAGTACTATCACAATTGGCGGTAGTGTTACCCTTTCAGGCGCATTTACATTCACAGGAACACTAACTAACAATACAGCAGTTACATTTCCTACAAGTGGTACTTTGGCAACTACAGCTCAATTACCAGTCGCAGCTGCATTAACTAAAGTTGATGATACAAATGTTACATTAACATTAGGAGGCACTCCTGCAACTGCATTAATGCAAGCAGCTAGTCTTACTTTAGGCTGGACAGGACAATTAGGACTAACTAGGGGTGGAACTAATGCAAGCTTAGTAGCTTCTAATGGTGGTATTGTATATAGTACTGCTAGTGCATTTGCAATTCTTAGTGGCACAGCTACTGCAAATCAGATGCTTTTATCTGGGGCCAGTGGTGCTCCTGCATGGTCTACAGTAACACATCCAGCTACTACTACTATAAATCAATTACTTTACAGTTCATCTGCAAATGTTATAGCAGGCTTAGCAACAGCTAATAGTGGAGTTTTAGTTACAAGTGCAGGAGGTGTTCCAAGCATAAGTACAACGTTGCCTAGTGGTTTAGCAGCAACTAATTTAACCTTAACTACTCCAGCATTAGGAACTCCAAGTTCAGGCACTCTCACAAGCTG